GTGGCGTCACTATCAGCGAAATCTGTGGAAATACCACTTGTATTAGCACTTAGAGTTACTTTAGTGCTAAAAGAACCACTAAAATCTGCAGTTGTATCAACGCTATCAACTCCAACGTGACTGATAACCGTTGCCCAGTTGCTATCTGCGTTATTTGTTTCAAGAGTAACGCAGTCTCCTACACCAAATGGTTGTTGAGTTCCTTCAGGACAAGTTACAATTGTTTTTGTGCCCGAACTTTCAATAGTTCTAACTCTCTGAGACGCTTTAGTTACGCCCAAAGTTTCACTAGTTCCAGCAGGGATAATGTAATCTGTCACTGTTGCTGTTGGTTCTGTACCAATAGCAATATGAGCATCTTCATCTCTGGCGGTAATTCTTAAAACGCTAGATTTTACAGCAATTGCATCACTTTTAGCAGCACTACCACTTGTAGTGATACTTTGTCCAGCACCAACTGTACGATGTGCCATTATTCAGACTCCTCTTCGGTTTCGTCTTCGGTAGATTCTAATTCGTTGCTGACTTCGAGAGTTTCCTCCTCGTCATCTTCAACTTCAATATCATCTTCACCAAATACACCATTTGCTACCATAGGACGAAATGCATCAATCCTTTCAGCAGCTTTTCCATATAAAATATCCTTAATCTTGTCGCTAATTTGCGAAGGAGATTCATCGGATACCATCATATCCATAAGTTCATCCATGTGAATAGTCAATACTTACTATGTTTTATTTATATTTCCCCACCCTTGGGTAGTTCAGGAGCTTCGGTTGCAGATCCGTCAACTTCTGGTTCCATCACTGGTTTCCCTAAATCCATAGAAGCTCCATTTTCTGCTGGTTGTCCTGTTGCAGGATCAACCATCATTTCTGCAGGATCTGGAATGACACCAGCAGCAATTTCTTTCTTAATCAACTCATCTTGCTCTAAGATCTCTTGATCAGTCTGACGTAGAACTTTTCTTCTTAGATAATCTTGAGAGTAATATTTGCCAACATAGGGTTCTGCAGTTGCAGCGAGAGTAAGTCTTTCATTCATTAACTCTGCATCCTTGAGTTCAGCAAAGTGATTATCATACAGGAAATCATATTGAATATGCTCACTCATTATCTCCCAATCTTCAGGAGTAATGACATTTTTAAGAAGAAGTTGAGTCTTTAACATATCATTGAACATTCCTGAGAATCTCTTTCTCAATCGTCCAACAAACTTACTAAACTTAACTTCATCTCTCAGGATCTCAGAAGATCTCCCCAAGTTAAACCCGCCATCTCCTTCAATTCTGGAGATAGGAACATTAAGTGACTTGTACAGCTTCTTTTTAAAATATTCAATATCAGTGATTTCGCCCAAGTTTTGTCCGCCAGGCAGAGTGGAGATTTCGGTTCCTCT